ATTGTACATTTTAAAGAATTGTTTTTGTTAGATGGTAAAGCATCAAGCATTTCTGATAATGATCTTGCACGTCGTAATTCTGTTGCAAATCTTTTAGAAGAATGGGGATTGCTTAAAATCGTTAATCTAGAAAAGATTAAAGAACCACGTGCTCCATTATCACAAATTAAGATTATTGCTTTCAAAGATAAAAACGACTGGCAACTAGTTGCTAAATACAACATAGGTCGTAAGTTGGAGCCAAGACAGCAATGACAAATAAAATCAACGAAGAAGTTTCTCTATCAGAAGCAGTTAAATATCACTTGGATGAAAAGATATCCTTCACAGAAAATATTTTTCGTCCAGGATCTGATAAGTTCTTCGAGTTGATTCGTGAAGCAAAGAAACTATATTCTCGCGGCATGTATGTGCCTGCCGATGAATGGGAAATTGATTTGCTTGAAAGTGATATTGGCGAGTTTGCAGAGTTTAATGGCAAACAAGTTCCATTAGACTTTCCAGTTGAAGAAGAACTAGAAGAAGCATGCTGGTCTGGATACGTTCAAAAGGGAATGAAGAAAAAAGGCGAAAAGGTTGTACCTAACTGCGTTCCTGTAAATGAAGAAGATAAAACTGACGGTAAGGGTATTGGCAAACCATTTCGCCAAGGTAGTGGTGGTGCAGTGTATGTTCGCACTAGCGATGGTGGCGTAAAGAAAGTTAATTTCAGTCAATCAGGTATGGCAAAGAAGTATAACGATCCTGCACGTGTTCGTTCTTTTGTTGCCCGTCACCACTGCTTGACGAATAAAGACAAGACCAGTGCTTCTTACTGGGCATGCCGTTGGCCAAGATACTTTTCAAATTCAGGTAAGACTTGGTGGTAAATCCCTACGTTGAAGAACGTATTAACGCTAACAGTTTCTATCGTATTTTTGACAAAAATGTCGTTAGCGAAGAATTGGTTTGGCATCGCGATCATTCAACGCGAGTCATAACTATAATTGAAGGTGAAGGTTGGTTATTACAATTAGACAATCGTTTACCTATGGAAATAAAAGTTGGAGAAGTTTACACTATCCCAGCAAACACTTATCATCGCGTGAAACGTGGTTTGAGCGATCTAAAGATAATGATACAGGAGGAATAAATTATGCTTTCGGTGAATGTGTATAGACTTCATGATGATATTGAACTCCCAACATACGGCACTACTCTCGCAAACTGTTTCGATTTATCATTCCAGCCAACTGCAAATGTTGTGACTGGATATGATACATTTAACACACCTGTTGAGCGTGATGTGAATGGATTTGGCGAAACTTCAATTTATCCAGGAGATCGTTTGTTGATTCCTACTGGATTAGTTTTCAAAATGGAACAATTGATTACAATTGAAACATTCGCTGACATTTCACGCGGCATATTGCCCCTTCGAAATTTTAGTATTCGCCTTCATCCTCGTTCTGGGCTTTCACTCAAGAAAGGTTTGATCTTAGCGAATAGTGAAGGTATAGTAGATGTAGACTATCAAGAAGAAGTGTTTGTACTTTTGACCAACGTTTCAAAAATGCATCAAACGATTCGTCGCGGTGATCGTATTGCTCAGGGTGAAGTTGTGGCAAACGAACCATTTGGTTTTACTGTCGTTACAACGAAACCAGAAAAACATTCTGAAAGAAGCGGCGGTTTTGGTAGTACTGGCGTGAATTGATATAAATAGTATTGGATGCCCATATGGGGTCTATAACTATAAACTTGCTTATTAAAGGAGTTACAAATGACAAATATAACTACACTTACATCTATGGATCATCTTGATCGTTTACTTCCAGCGGCACTTGGTTTTGAACATGTGTTTTCTACGCTGGATAACGCAACCAGAATCTTAACTGCAACAGGAACAACATCGTTCCCACCTGTGAACGTCATTAAAACTGACGAATATAATTTCACAGTTGAACTTGCAGTTGCTGGTTATAAACAAGATGAAATCGAAATCACTTCTGAGAGAAACTCTCTAAAGATCAAAGGCAAAAAGGCAGATACAGACGAACGCAATTACCTTGTGAAGGGTATTGCTGGTCGCCAGTTCTCTCGTCAATTTGTTCTTGCTGATACGGTAGTGGTTCGCGACGCGACTCTTGCTGATGGCATTCTTTCTATTCAACTAGAAAATGTCATCCCTGAAGAACAGAAACCTCGTAAGATTGAAATTAAATAACCATTGAGATTATATTATGATTCGTGATGAATTAACGTGGGATGAATTGTTTATCTTACAGGCTACTCTGATCTCTCAGAAAAGCAAGGACCCGTCGACAAAGGTGGGGTGTATAATCGTCAATGATGATAACGTCATCTTGTCGACGGGTTTTAATGGATTCCCTCGTGGAATCGAAGAAGATTGGAGTGATCGTTGGAAAGCGCCAGAAAAGTATCACTGGGTTGAGCATGCTGAACGCAATGCAATCTTCAATGCTGCTCGTGTTGGTGTTTCGCTCAACAATTCTCGTGCATATCTAAATTGGGAACCAAAGCCATGCGCTGATTGCACACGCGCATTGATTCAAGCAGGCATCAAGGAAGTCATCGGACCAAACCGACCATTTGCTGGTAAGGGTGCGGGAAAGCATTACTCTATTGAGCATGCAGAAGTAATGCTGCGCGAGGCGGGAGTTAAAGTTAGAGTTTGGGACATGCCAATGGAGTTACTATGAAGGGTGAGTGGGCATTTTGGGATAGTTATTTCTCGAAAGAAACTTGCGATAAAATAATTCAACTCGCCATGAAGATACCATCAGAAGAACCTACGGTTGGTGGTATGGATGGCGACAAAACTAAAACATTTCGAAGATCAAGAGTGCGTTGGATTCGTGAAGAAAATCCCGATTTTACTTTTTTGTTCGATGACTATTGGAAATTGTTGGTGAGAGTGAATCGTGATTTTTTTAATTTCAATGTCACATATTTGCCACCAATTCAATTTACTGAATACTATGGGTCTGATAACGGTGAATATAAAAGCCATCAAGATGTTTTTTGGATTACTGACACACCAAGACATCGTAAGGTTTCCGTTGTGACTCAACTTTCTCCTAAATCAAATTATGATGGCGGCGAATTTGTTTTTGATAATTTAAATGAACAACCTCCACAAGAAGTAATACAAAAGCAAGGGTCTGTGATAGCATTTCCTTCTTTTGTGTATCATTCCTTGCGACCTGTGACTCGAGGAGTGCGCTTTAGTTTAGTTGGTTGGTTTGAAGGACCTAAATTTCAATGAAAGCATTATGGGCATGCGCGCAAGCATTCACTCCAGAAGAGTGTGAGTGGATCATACAAACTGTACAAAAAGAAACACCAACTTGGGCTTATACTGGTCGTTCACCCGATTTAAAAAAAGTTTTTGAGCACAGAAGAAGTAAAGTGTTTTGGATTAAATCGGACCATCCAACGTTGGGCTTCATACATGAAAGATATTGGAGAAATGTTAGTTACATTAATAACAATTATTTCAAGGCGCACATTACAGATTTACCGCCGTTGCAATTAACTCAATATTCTGAACAATATCAAGGCGAATATAAAATTCATATGGATTTGGATTGGATTGAAGGTAACTCGTTGAGTTCCGAACCAGGGCAGCAAAGAAAAATATCAGCGATTGTTCAACTGTCAGATCCTAACTCATATGAAGGTGGTGACTTTGAATTTGATCAAATACCAGAATATCCACCAAAAGATGTTGTTCGAAAACAGGGCGTCATGACTTGTTTCCCATCATTTGTTTTACATGGCGTCAAGCCAGTCACGAAAGGCAAACGATACAGCATTGTTGGCTGGTTCGAGGGTCCTCCCTGGCGTTGATGTAAGTTGTTGATTTCATTAGGGTTTTCATCCCTTGCCTTTTAATGCGAAATCAGCGATAATTGTTCTATGGTAAACGAAAAAGCCAACGCCCAAGGCTATAGGGCAGCAGTCATCGCGGCAATTAACAACCTTAAAGCCGAAGCCATTAGGCTTGGATTCGATTTTCCCACAGATTTTAAGCCTGAAAATTCAACGGCAGACATCAACGAACTAGTATATTTTCAGGCTGAACTTCTCGAATATATCGACGAACACCTAGAATTCGAGTCGATTTTATACAACCCTGAAGCCCTGCCGCAGGACGTTGATAGGGCTCTTTTCCACTAAAACATCCGTTGTCGTAAGTTGTTGATTCTATTAGGGTTTTTACTATTGAGTTTTTCAGGGTATTCTGCTATAATAGTCTTATGAAATACGAAAACACTGTAAAAGTAGGTGACGTTGTCAAGAGCCTTGACTTCGTCGGTATTAATGATTGCTATTATGTCGGTCTCGTGGTCGGCATCAGCAAGATGGATGGCACTTTCCGTGCCAAGACGATCAAGCGTGTGTGGCAGGGTAAGTTGGACAAGAAATTTCCGTCTGACTTCTTCACTGCTCCGCTTCTTGGTAATCATTTCTTCGACGACATGGCTGAAGAAAAGGGTGCCGCTCCTCGCATTCAGGTGGTTGCCTAATGAACATCGATGACCGACATGGTAATCCGTATGATCGTGGTCGCGCTGACAGTTATTATCGTCGCGCTCGAAGTCCGCACTATATGAAAAGCGACATCAATGGCTATGTGACTTTCAACAGCGATCGCGTGCTCGAGAAAGACATGACCAAATTGCAAATTGCTGAATACAATATTGGCTACGAACAAAACGAAGCCTATGGTGATTTCAAGGAGTGGTGATATGACATATGCTGAGAAATTTAGAGAGGCAAAAACCGCAACATATGGGATTCTTGCAGAAACTTTTTCTGGGTATCCGAAAGGTACAGGTGTTTCGTTGAAGTGGCAACACACCAGTAAACCAGGTCGACGCGATCAGATGCATTTTTGGAGAGCCAAGATGCCTAATGGTCGTATTGTTTGTGTCAGCGAAAGGGATCTTTGCGCAATTTGGTATAGGAGTGCTGTATGATAACTGACAATAAATCTTTGGCTATTGAGGCTGCTGGTCTTATTGCGAATGTGGATCAATTGATGATTCATGAGGTCTCTGGTGAGGCAAATTCCAGCACGTGCTATGACATTGCTGCAAAACTCGAGCGTGCGCGCAATATGCTTTTGGTTCTTGGCGATCGTGCTTACAAACGCGAGCAGCGATCGCATACTATTGACATTATCGAAGGAGTGCCGTTCTAATGGGATACTTTGCTAATTTAGAGATTGATGTCATTGACATGTATCACAGCGATGGCATGAAAGAATCAGAGATTGCAACATCTCTTGGTATTTCTCTGACGCAGGTGCATGAGATTCTTGCTGCTTATGACAAGGATTGTGACGCCGATGCTGATGAGGGTGAGGCTGAGATTATCAGTTATGATGATCTTGAATTTGATCCAGGTGCGGAGCACTACTAATGAGCGATGTAATGACAGAAAGCAAAGTCTTTGAACTTTGCACTAAAATGCGACATCTTGGTTATGCAGTTGTCTGCTTTACCCCAGAAGAATTGCGTGGCGCGAATCCTGATCATGTTGAAGACCGTTTGGTTGAACTTGGTTGGGAAGTGATTGATGATATTGCTGAAGATATTGAGACTGAACGATTGGTGGGACCTTCTGAAGAAGATTGGAACTGGAGCATCAAGTGATGGATGCGCATTGGTTCGGTGCCATTTGCTTTCTTTGCGGATTGATTTCAGGTATACTAGTCTGTATTCCTGCAAAACGAAAGGGAAGATATTATTATGATAAGTGAATATCGCCGTTCTATTCTTGCACCAAGGACAAGAGTTCCGTTTGATGCGAGCAATCGCAAACATATGCTTGATTTTGCAAGGTTTGTGAAATATAATAGTTGGGTGAATGGTTGTTCATATTTCTTGGAAGACCCCTTTACTGATATTCCGACGATGATTCGTTTCAAGATTGCTGAATACACTCTTTCTAAACTTGTGGAGAAAGTATGAGTAATGGTGACTTTGAGGTTATGCCTCGTGGTACAATGGAAGAGATTCGTGTACTGCGAAAGTTTGCAAACGAAATGATTGCATTAAGTTCAATTCATGATATGCCTGTGCCACACGAGATGCTCGCAAAGATTAATGATGTTTCGCGATTCTATAGTGGTCATGTAGAGAAGTATCCTGTATGATGATTTATTGCGCTGCGCGTTTCAAACCCAAAAAGAAACGCAAGCCAAAAGGTGTGATTGCGAAGAAGTATAACAGGAGCGCGGCAATTCTCGGAGTAGAGAAACTTCCGCGCCTTGAATATGGTTCACGAGTTGGGGCTGATGCTGCTCGCAGCATTCAGTCGCTGAAGTCCGATAAAGTCTTTACAGAAAAAAGAGAGAGCCTGATGTATACAGGCACTTTGGTGAAGGGTATTGCTACGATGCACAAGTCGAACGCAGTGCCTGTAATCGACGAAGAGCAAATGAAAGATATCTCTCGCATGCGGCGAGGCTAACATAGGAGATTTTTTATGAGTATTCGTTCAAAGGCTATGATTGAAACTGCTAAAACACTTGCGGCATTTACTGCTGGTGGTGTTGCATTTTATTTTCTCCTCGATCTTCTTGGTCCGAAACTTGGTGTGATTCTCATGCTTGTTTCGCTGGTTGGTTGGTTTGCTTGGTTGACATATAGTTTTTATGTTGACAAGTTTACTGTTGAGGAAAAATTTAAATTGTAATGAGAAGTCCATGTAAGGGAATATGCAAAATGAACACCCGAAGCGGTTTCTGCCTCGGGTGTTTTCGCACACTCCAAGAAATTGCACAATGGACTAAAATGTCTCACGATGAGAAGAAGTCTGTCGTAAGAGAATGCGAAGATCGTGAACGAAAAGCCAACAAAGGAAGTTGTCGAAGATGAGCACACTTAAATCAGTAACACCCAAGTATGATATCACGTGGTATGTTAAATGGACAGCCAGTATCATTACATTGATTGGCATTACTATACGAGCAAGCGGCTTGACGCAATTTCAATGGATAGATTTGGTTTGTAGTTGGATTGGGGCTGTTGGTTGGTTCTTTGTTGGTTTTAAATGGAATGATCGCGCGTTGATGATTCTGAATGGCGTGATTGGTGTTATATTATTTGCAGGAATCCTGCGAGTCGTTTTTGAGTGACGACTAAATATATGATACCATGTCACTGATGGGTTCTTTATGATTAACGAATTAGATCTTCTCTCACTTTCTGAGAAGTTTAATAACGCAAAGCCATTCAATCATGTTGTGATTGATAACTTCTTTGAAGAAAAACTTGCGAATAAGATTGCAGAAGAATTTCCCAAACATAACTCTGATGTTTGGACTGTAGCCTACGATAATCCAGTTGAAGTAAAAAAAGCATGTTCGCATTGGGATAAATTTCCAGCAAACATCTACTCTGCATTGTACTATCTTTGCAGTAAAGAGTTTGTAGATAAATTACAAGTCATTACTGGCGCTGATGAGATACATGCTGACTATGGACTTCACGGCGGAGGGATGCATTCGCACTGTCGTGGTGGTAAACTGAACATCCATAAGGACTATTCTGTACATCCAAAACTACCATTGCGCAGAAACTTCAATGTCATTGTTTACATGACTCCTGATTGGCAATCTGAGTGGGGCGGCGGAATAGAATTCTGGTCGCACGACTACGAAAAAAATCTCCCCAAAGAGTGTTATGCGCGATACGAAAACAAATTTAATCGCGCAGTTGTGTTCGATACAACTCATAACTCTTGGCACGGACTACCAGATGAATTGACTTGCCCACCTCAAACGGCAAGAATGAGTTTGGCGACATACTACTTGACTCCAATCACTTTGGAAACAGAAACGCGCAAGAAAGCATTTTTCACTCCGCACAAAGATCAGTATAATGATCCTAGCATTATGGAATTTTGTAAAAAGAGAAGTCAATTATGAAAGTAAGTGTAATCACAGCAAGCGTTGGCAATCCTCATCTCGCTGAATGCATTAAGTCAGTTCGCGAGCAAACGTATAAAGACGTTGAGCATCTTGTATTTGTAGATGGTCAAGAACGATGGGGTGCCGCAAATGGAATTCTATACGACTTGAATTTCCCAGTTGGTGCCGAACGTGGTTCGTTCAGTAATGAGTACGTTTGTGTTCTCCCATATGCAACAGGCGTCGATCGTTACAATGGTCATCGCGTTTATGGTGCTGCTACGTTTATCGCAAATGGTGACTTCTTCATTTTCTTGGATGAAGACAATGCACTTGAGCCTAATCATATCGAAAAACTTGTCGCTTTGGTTAAGGAAAAAGATCTAGACTGGGCATTTTCTTTCCGCAAGATCATTGATCAAGAAGGTAAAGTTATTTGCTTAGATGATTGCGAGAGTCTGGGTAAGTGGGCGTCAGTTCTAAATCCTAACGACTTTTTCATCGACGTGAACTGCTACTTTGTAAAGAAGCAAGTAGCCATCGGAATGGTTCCTCTTTGGTATCGTAAATTCCGCGAGCCAGGTCAGCCTGAGATTGATCGAGTGTTGGCGTCAACTCTTATGCATCCAAACAACAAATTAAAGTTTGACGGAACCCTCGATTATACGGTAAAATATCGAGTGGGTAATACAGGATTGTCTGTTCAAGCAGATTTCTTTTTAAACGGTAACGATATAATGACAAGAAGATATAATGGAGTTTTGCCGTGGAAACGGTAAGTCGTGAGAGTATGATTGTAACTCTTCATGGTGGTGGAACAAAGGGTAAAACTATTGAGTTCCAGAGAGAAATGTATGAGAAATACAATGTGAATCAATACCCAAGACTGGGTTTTGGTAGTGACATGCCACCGCTTGAATTTCAAAATTTCATGTGGGTCATGAACAACTGTATACCAAAAGATTTTCCTGCAAACATGGTTGATAAAATAAAGGAAACTTCCAAGGGATCGGTGAATGCGGAAGTAATTCTTTTCTTAAATTGTAATGTCGTGCCATTGAATGTTGAATCAATAGACTTTATGATTCAAAATGCTCAGGAAGGTAAGATTGTAAACTTATCATTATATGATGGTATTGCAATGAGCAGAGAAACATACAACAAACTCAAAACACCAAACATGAGAGATCTGTTCTCTACTGCAAGAAAAAATAATGTTCCTGTGTTGACACTGAGAATTAGTAACGTTGATTCAGATAATTGCAAAACATATTGCCATGGCGATAAAGAATTGTTTTGGCAAGCAGGTGGAGAAAACCAAGAACAAAAGTATTGGAACAAATGCGAAGAATTGTTAGTCAGAGGAATCTATGAAGATCGTAGTATTAAGCACTGATACGGAACACTATCTCCTTCAGTGGTGGCTTCCACATAGCGCAAAGAAATTCGACTTTGGCGTTATCGTAGACTTCAATTGGCAAGATAATTCAGAAGATAACACTTACGAACTTTATAAAAAGCATGTCCCACATTGGAGATACTACAAAGTAACTCAGAAAGAAGTGAGCAACTTTCTCTGGGATGTTGTTTTATCAAAAGTTGAAAAAGACTTGTTTGAAGAGTTTCCTGGAAGTTGGGTTACAACATTAAATCCGACAGAATTTTTAATTGGAAACCTATCATTCTTAGATAACATCAAGTTCAATAGACAGGTTTTAATTCCTTGTCATCTGATGGTCGATTCAGTTCAAAACGAAAACGTTGAACCCGATCCAAATTTACCATTGCTGGAACAACGCCATCATGGCGTACATTATAAAAACGATTATCCTCATCCACATCGTGGTAAATCTTTTGAATTATGGAAACAACAAAACCCTCCTAACATTGTTTTGAATACTCGTTGGATGAGAAGTATTCATAACTATAATGTCGATTATTTGGGAACTTCAATATATTCAGTCGGAAGGCATTTTTGGGATTTGACTCGCGCTACAGATCAATTGGCAATATGTCATATGAATTTGTTGCCGTATACAAAATCATTTTTCGATCGAAAAAAGAATATACAAAGAAGGCTAACTTCGTCCGACCACCAAGCCGATCGTGGAATTCATCATCGCACAGATGATGCTAAACTTGAAGCGCATAAACGTTTCTACGATCAATTGGCTGTCGATCTTTTTACTGAAATACAAAACTTAGAGAGTGCAAAATGAAAAATCCATGTATTGTTACTTATTTTATGGGAAATATTTTAGACAAAACCCCAGAGATGCAAAAGAAAGTTGTTGATAAATTCAACAAATCTAAAATCCCATTCTATCAAGTTAAAGGCATGCCAAGCCACGCTCAATTCATAGATTACTTCTGGACTGTAAATGGCGCAGGACCAGAATACATGAAAGAATCGGGAGTTAAGCAAGAATTGGATCACGATGTGGTATTAATTCTCGACATTGATTGTATTCCATTAAGCGAAAAGGCAATTGAATACTATATTGAGCAAGCATCAAACGGTAAAGTGATAGGAAACGTTCAACGTTCAAATCATATAAAAAACGATCAACATCTTTTTGCAGCACCTTCGGCAATTGCTCTTTCAAAAGAAACATACATCAACATCGGTAAACCTCCTGCATTAGAAACAGAAAGATCTGATGTTGCTGAAGAATATACTTGGGCTGCTGAAGCCAAGAATGTTCCAGTGGAACTTATTCTCCCTGTATCTTTCGATAAAGCGCCACACAAATATGGTTGGGAAGAAGATCAGCGACCTTTCTGGGCATTGAAAGACGATATGCCAGTTTATGGAATTGGTACTACATTTGGTAACCAAGAATTCGGCGATATGTACTATCATAATTTTCAAATCGCACACCCAGGCAATCAAGAGATGTTTTGGGCTAGATGTGAAAAAGCATTAAACGCATAAATGTTACTATCATCCTTATTAGAAAAGAAAAATATGGCTACTGAATTGCTGGAATTATGTAAAACCAATTTGTACGACACAGACAAATTTAGTACAAACAATACAATTGCTAAATGGATTGAAGTTAAACATTCTTATGTTGAATCTGTATACGGAGAGTTATTTAAACGTATTAGATTGACAAAAAATGTTTTAGAGATTGGCATTTGGAATGGTGGGTCCCACCTACTATGGCGCGATTACTTCCCAGAAGCAAATATTGTTGGTATCGATATTAAGCACTGTGCTGCTCTCGACAATCAATCTAGAATTGTACAGATAATTGCAGACGCATACACCGAGCAAACATCAAACCTTTTTAAAGATGACTTTTTTGATTTAATCATAGATGATGGTCCACATACACTCGAGTCGATAAAACTGGCAATTCAATATTACTTGCCTAAACTCTCAGAAAATGGTATGATGTGTATTGAAGACATTGATGAATACAGTTGGTTATATCAACTTTCATCAATTGTTCCACCTGAGATGCAAAAATGTATTAAGGTTTTTGACCTCAGAGAGAAAGATAAAAAGAAAGATAGTACCCTAATGGTAATAGACAAAGGTGAACTAAATGGCTAATCGTAGTGATTTCTTTAATGCTAAACTTCCACGCAGCATCAAGCGTTCGCTTGCTATGGCTGAAACATATGGGTGGGTGAAAAACGCACATGAGCGCGGTGATCTTCGTAGAGCAATGATTGCTGCTCACGCAAGTCATGTTGGATTTAAGTTGAAGCGCAACACTTCTGAAAATCGCGATTCGTCTGATGGTGAATGATGAATTCGCTTGCTGAACTCAAAGATCATTTCGTGAGAAATGATGTTGAGATAAAAGAGTTTATGGGATGGTATCTTAAGGTAGGAAAAGATACCTGGACCATGTCCAATGGCGTCTTTTATTGCAATCAAGTCCCAAAAAGTTTAAAAGATAAAACTCTTTTGGACGGGTATCCACGCAAGAGAATAGAGAAAACCGAAATACAAGCGGAAGAAGATCGAGCCGTATCCAGAAAATGGAAGGCAATGTCTAGCAGGAAAGTCGTTGAATAAATATTAAACTTGTTTATTCGGTCTGTTAGATGCAAATTATCGTTTTAATGACCGCACTATTTCTGTCAGGTGTTGCGGCGTACTACTCAATTATTGGGCTTACAGCAATATTCAGTGGAGCATTTTGGTCCATCTTAATGATGGGTGCAGCACTTGAAGTCGCTAAACTTGTTTCAGTTTCTTGGTTGTATCGTAATTGGGATCAGTGCTCTATCTTGATGCGATCGTACATGTCGACCGCAATTGCAATACTAATGCTCATCACCTCAATGGGAATATTTGGTTACCTTTCTCGAGCACACATTGAAAGTTCGGCTACAAGTACAAGTGATTTAATTGCGCAGATTGAAACAATAAACGATAATATTGAAAGTAAAGAATTCACTCGAGATCTTTATGTCAAGCAAATCACAAACATAGATAATACTTTGGTCAAGTATATAGAACTTGGAAGTGTGACGAAAGGTTTACAGGAAAAACGACGTTTAGATTCCGAAAGAAAAACGATTGAGATGAATAGATCAGAAATAGACAAAGAAATTCTTTCATTAAAAAGCGAGCGTAACAAACTCCTTTCCGAACAGAAAAAACAAGAAGTTGAAATTGGTCCTCTAAAGTATATCGCTGAGTTGATATATGGTAAAGAGGCTGAAAATCATTTTGATTCTGCTGTGCGATGGGTTATAATATTGCTTGTGTTTGTATTTGATCCGTTGGCAATAGTGTTGTTGATTGCAGCAAACACAACGCACAAAACTAGAGGGCGGGCAATCAAAGTCTCTGGTAAAAAAGGTTACGTTGAAGTGCACAAATCTGATATACTAGATGTCGGTAAATTTAAATAAAGGTGAACTAAATGACTGTTAGAATTTTAAAATTGATTACAGGCGAAGAAATTATTGGCGAAGTTGTTTCTGAAAATGAAAGTTATATTGAATTGAAGAATCCACTTTCAATTATGCTTCGTCCTGCACAAGACGGATTTACTTTTGGTTTCGTTCCTTGGTGTAATCTTATGGAAGGTAATAAAAAGATATCTCACGATAGAATCATTACTTCTGGCGATGCTTCTGACGATGTCAAGAATACCTATAACTCAATGTTCGGCGGCATCGTAACTCCTCCAAAACAACTGATTGTATGAGTGCATTTTACACTAATGTCACCATTATTGGTGACAATGTGTTGTTTCGCGGGATTAAAGATGGTAAGAGATTCCGCAAGAAGGTTCATTACAATCCAAAGTTCTATGTTAAATCCACAACTCCAACTAAATGGCAAACTCTGAATAAAGAGTATGTTGAAGAAAAGGTCTTTAAATCCATTCGTGAGGCAAGAAACTTCATGGATGAATTTAAAGATGTCAACAACTTTGAAGTGTACGGTTCAAACCGTTATGAGTATGCATTCATATCTGACATCTTCCCAGAAGAAATTGATTGGGACTTGAGTCAGATATGTGTTGCATATATCGACATTGAGGTTGGATCTGAAAACGGATTCCCTGAACCTTCAAAGGCGACTGAAGAAGTCACCGCCATCACTCTCGGTATGGGTGGTCGCAATTATGTTTTCGGTTGTGGCGACTTCAATAACACCTTCGAGAATACTGAATACATCAAGTGTCAGGATGAGTTTGAACTTATCGAAAAGTTTATTGATAAGTGGACTTTATATTATCCTGATATTGTCAGCGGTTGGAACGTTCGTTTCTTCGACTTTCCATATCTTGTAAACCGCATCACTCGCTTGTTTGGTGAAGACAAGGCATTGAAACTTTCGCCCTGGGGTAAAGTCACTTCGAGTGAAATTAATTTTCGTGGCAAGAAACAAACTTGCTATGAACTTTATGGCATTTCAATTCTAGACTACTACGAACTCTATCGCAAGTATTCAGCAAATCCAAATCAAGAGTCATACAAACTAGATCATATCTGTAGCGTTGAACTTGGCGAGCGTAAGTTAGACTATTCTGAATATGAAAATCTACATCAACTCTATAGACTTGATTATCAAAAGTTTATTGAGTATAACATTCGCGACGTAGAGCTGGTTCAGAAACTCGAAGATAAAATTCGCCTGATTGAACTTGCGATGACTTTGGCGTATGACGCTAAAGTAAATTATGATGATGTGTTCTCGCAAGTACGAATGTGGGATACAATCACATACAATACTCTGAAAGCCAAGCATATGGTTATTCCTCCACGCAGAAATGCAGAAAAGGATAGTCAATATGCTGGCGCATTCGTTAAAGATCCAATCCTTGGTATGCACGAGTGGGTTGCCTCGTTTGACTTGAACAGTCTGTATCCGCACTTGATCATGCAATACAATCTTTCACCTGAAATGTTGATTGAACCTAAAAACTATACGGATGAAATGCGTAAGTTTATGTCTCAATGGGGTAGTAAGATCAATGTCGATTCACTGCTTGATGGTAAGATACCAACTGAAGAATTAAAGAAGTTGAATGTTACGGTAACGCCAAACGGTCAACTGTTTGATATCAGCAAGCAAGGATTCTTGTCCGAGATCATGGAGCGTATGTATGAAGATCGCGCCATGTACAAGAACAAAGCGACTGAAGCAAAGAAGTTACTCGAGAAATCTGTTTCAGAATCTGAAAAGCGAGAACTCGAAAAGCAAATTGCTAAATTCAATAACATTCAGTTGGCTAAGAAAGTAACATTGAACTCGGCTTACGGTGCTATCGGCAATCAATACTTCCGTTTCTTTGATATTCGTATTGCTGAAGCGATCACTCTCAGCGGTCAGTTATCTATTCGGTGGATTGAAAATAAACTTAATGCCTATATCAACGGCATTGTTAAAACGCGAAATGCTGATTATGTAATTGCTTCAGATACCGATTCAATCTATTTGAATCTCGGACCACTTATCAAGAAGTCTATACCGAACATCGAAAAGGTTGAGAAGTTAAAGATCATTCGTGCAATGGATCAGTTTTGTGATCAGAAACTGCAGCCATATATTGATGCATCATATCAGGAGTTGTCTGAGTATGTAAATGCTTATGCGCAGAAGATGAAGATGAAGCGCGAGGCTCTTGCTGACAAAGCGATTTGGACTGCAAAGAAGCGTTATCTGATCAATGTGTATAATAACGAAGGTGTTGAATACAAGAAACCGAAACTTAAGATCATGGGTCTTGAAGCGGTTAAATCTTCAACGCCGAATGCTTGCCGCGAAAAGATTAAGGAAGCGTTTGAAGTTATTCTCACAAAAGATCAAGATACCTTGATTCAGTTTATTGCAAACTTCCGCAAAGAGTTTAAGACATTACCTGTTGAAGATGTTGCATTCCCGAGATCGGTGAATGGAGTAAGAGAATATGCTGACAAGAATAGTGTTTATGCGAAAGGTACACCAATTCATGTTAAGGGTGCACTTATTTTTAATAATGCGATCCGTACAAAGAACCTTGAAAAGAAGTATCAGGAAATCAAAGAAGGCGAAAAGATAAAGTTCTTGTATGTAAAGGAACCAAACCCACTTCAATGTAGCGTCATATCGTTCTTAACAACTATCCCGAAAGAATTTGACTTGGGACCATATTTAGATTATGATACTCAATTCGAGAAAGCGTTTCTCGATCCGTTGACGATTGTTCTTGACAGTATTAACTGGAAGAGCGAGAAAACTAATTCGCTAGATGACTTTTTCTCATAGGAGATACAAATGAGTTTACTTGATAAGATTAAGAAAAATTCCACGATTAAGGATTCAGCAATTCTTGCTCGTTCCAAGTTCTTTGCCGCAAAGGACATGATTCAAACCAGCATTCCCGTTGTGAACGTTGCCTTCTCTGGCGACCTTGATGGCGGTTTCACTCCTGGTCTTACGATGTGGGCTGGTCCGTCAAAGCACTTCAAGACTGCGTTCAGTCTCTTGATGGTGAAAGCATATCAGGTTAAGTATCCAGATGCAGTTGTATTGTTCTACGACTCAGAGTTTGGTACTCCACAAAACTATTTCACTTCGTTTGGTATTGATACCGATCGCGTTGTTCATACTCCAATCACGGACGTTGAGCAATTGAAGTTTGACATTATGCAACAGTTGACTAACATCGAGCGTGGCGAGCGTGTAATGATCGTCATTGACTCAATTGGTAACTTGGCTTCGAAGAAAGAAGTCGAGGATGCGTTGGATGGTAAGTCAGTCGCTGACATGAGCCGCGCAAAGCAAATAAAATCCCTGTTCCGTATGGTAACACCTCATCTCACCTTAAAAGACATTCCTATGGTTGTAGTAAATCACACCTATAAAGAAATAGGTTTGTATCCCAAGGATATTGTCGGCGGCGGAACAGGTTCCTATTACTCTGCTGATAACATCTACATCCTTGGTCGTCAGCAAGAAAAAGAAGGTACTGATTTGATTGGTTATAACTTTATCATCAACGTGGAGAAGTCTCGCTATGTTCGTGAAAAAGCCAAGATCCCCGTCACAGTTCGCTTCGATGGCGGCATTAGCAAGTACAGTGGTCTTCTTGACATGGCACTTGAGTCTGGTCATGTTACGAAGCCTAATGTAGGTTGGTATGCAAAAGTGAATACCGCCACTGGCGAAGTTGAAGCCAAGAAGTGGCGTTTGGCTGATACTGAATGTGCCGAATTCTGGGATAGCATTCTTGCGGATGACGGATTCAAAGAATGGATTCGTAAGAACTATCAATTCAGTTCTGCTGTTGCTGGTAATCTAGATACCACTCCTGCAGGAGATGTAGAAGATGATGAGTAATTTCCTAGACAAATTTCATAAGTGGAATCGCGATCGCAAGTATCGCAAAGGTAAGTATTATGAAATTTATCATGAGCCTGACGTTTATAAAAACGATAATGTATCAATTGCTTTTCGTCTTTTAAAAGGAAAGTATAAAGATGTCATTTTCACTATCGGTAGAATTCAAATTGGTGAAACGCTGAGTGATGGTTCAGCAAAAGCAAACTTTGATGTTGACGTTATCAAGCAACCGAGTAAACTGAAAGGCGATTTGACTTTAAAGGGCGATTTTAATAGAATTGCTGGTGACATTCTATTGATTGTTCTTGAAGATGCGATTAAAGCGGCGGATGAAAGAATTAACTCTTTAGAACAAGAGTTGAAGGGAGCAGAAAATGAGTTTGACGAAGATCGAGCAAATTATATTGAAGAACCTGTTCAAAAACGAACCGTTCGTAAGAAAGACCCTTCCGTTTCTAAAAAGCGAGTACTTCCAAGAAAGAGTCGAAAAAATAGTATTTGAAGAAGTACAAAGTTATGTTCTAAAATATAATAACGTTCCTTCATTTGAAGCGATTAACATCTCTCTTTCTCAGAGAGATAATCTCTTTGAAGAAGATTTTCGCCAGACAAATGAATTGATTGAATCGCTGAAGTCCAGCGATGACTCAAGTAAGATGGAATGGCTTCTTGAGTTGACTGAAAAGTTTTGTCAAGAGAAAGCACTTCATAATGCAATTCTAGAATCAATTCATATTCTAGATGAAAAGACTGATAAGACTAAAGGTGCGATTCCGAAGATTCTTTCGGATGCGCTTTCAGTTTCGTTCGATCCTAACATTGGTCACGACTATATTGAAGATGCTTCTAAGCGATTTGACTTCTATCATCAAGTTGAAAAGCGCATCCCTTTCGATCTAGACTTCTTCAATCGTATCACTAAAGGCGGTTTGCCGACTAAAACTCTAAACGTTGCGTTGGCAGGAACTGGCGTTGGTAAGTCGCTATTCATGTGTCATGTGGCGGCAGGTGCGTTGAGTCAAAACTATAACGTCTTGTACATTACTCTTGAAATGGCTGAAGAAAAGATTGCTGAACGTATTGACGCGAATCTCTTGAACGTTAAGTTGGATGACCTTGCAAACTTACCGAAAGATACTTATGAAAGAAAGATCTCTCGCATCAAAGAGAATATTAAAGGTAAGTTGATCATTAAAGAATATCCAACTGCGTCCGCAGGTTCGATTCACTTTCGAACGTTGTTGAATGAACTTGCCATCAAGAAAAACTTTAAGCCCGATATCGTCTTTATTGATTATCTGAATATATGTGCGTCGGCTCGTTTGAAACACGGCGCGAACGTAAACTCGTATTCATATATCAAAGCGATTGCGGAAGAAATTCGTGGTCTTGCAGTTGAGTTTAAAGTCCCGATTGTTTCAGCCACTCAAACGACTCGCTCAGGTTTCACCAATACCGATCCTGGTCTTGAGGATACTTCTGAATCGTTTGGTTTGCCTGCAACGGCTGACTTTATGTTTGCCCTAATTACTTCCGAGGAACTCGAAAAACTGAATCACATTATGGTGAAACAGTTGAAGAATAGATATAATGATCCAACGATGAATAAGCGTTTTGTGATCGGCGTTGATCGTTCCAAGATGAAACTTTATGATGTTGAAGCCGCCGCACAAACGACCTTGGCTGATTCGGGGCAGGAGTTAGATCGCGGAATGGATAGAGATAGACCGAAGAATAAATTCAGTGCCATTAAGGTATGAAATTAGACAAGATACAGAAAAAAGTTGACGCCATTAGCCCATCTTGGGTGGGCGTCAAGTCTGTACCTGCTATCATTCGCAGTCTGAATAAAACGTTTCAGAAGTCTATCATTTATTTCACTTCCTCGCGCTACGATGAAGCCCATCTCCCAAACCACTCAGTTATTGTTTCAGGGCAATATTGTCCTCGAATCTTTTCGACGATTCCTGAAAACATATTGATTACGTTAAGTTTTCCTGTTGCGAATAAAAAGGTGGTCATTACCGAAAAAGAAGCCAAGAATCTGGCGATAAAAGTCGTTCGAGCGATTCACCACGAGTATCGCCATAAGCATCAACAGCGTGGTCGAGGCTATTCTTACACTAAACAGTATACGCCAAAGCAGAAAAAAGATCGTATGAAGTTGATGTACTATGGAAATCCAGACGAGATTGATGCTCACGCTTATGAGACTCAAGCCGAGCATCTGAATATAAATAACCTTCGTAAGGCACATAAGATTAATTGGACCGAATGCGAGTCAATCTATATGTACCGACTGCATTTTCGGAAAGCCGATCCGAAGATATGGAAACGGTTTCTTAAGAAGGTTTACAAACTCAATGTTGAAGTACAAGCAATACCTAAAAGAACAGGAAACAAAAAGTCACATTGACGACTTTATGGATTACTGTAGAGATTATCTAAACGTAAGCGAAATGCCTGAACTAGTGCTAATTCCCGATAAGGCTATTGCTGCTGAAAATAAGAGTTTTGGTGGGTATTCTCCGAGCGAGAAAAAGATCTATTTGAATACAGGCGGTAGACATACTGCTGACGTTCTTAGAACTTTAGCCCATGAAATGGTACATCATAAACAAAATCTAGATGGTGTGTTAACAAACTACGCTGGTGAAACTGGTAGCGAATTTGAGAACGAAGCAAATAGTGTTGCTGGAGTTATTATGAGAAACTACGGTAAAAAAAATCCAAGAATCTACGAGTGATTAGATGCCGCAAATCACTTCGATTGAAACTGTAATTGCTTTAGTCAATTCTATTGGTTACAGAAATGTTAAGAAAATTAGCAATAACAAAATTGCGGTTTTGACGGAAGAAAATCGAATAGATGTTCTTAAAAATTTAAATAAGAGCATAAAGGGAAGTAACTACGATAAAAACCCATCTTCTGAATCTTCTGTCGGTAAAGTGAAGATCGGGAAATTTGTGATTTTGGCAAAACCTGCGGGTAAGCAGGGAGGTGCCTCTGCTGGAGTTGGAAATGAACAATTCCTAGTTGATATGGTTCAAAAGACCATAAAGAAAATGGGCAGTGTGAATATTGTATTCAAAGGAAAAAATAAAACCTTTAAAATACCATCTTGCACTTCTGTGGGTTCCGTTGGTGCGGACACTGCAGGAAGAAAAAAAGCAGATGTAATGTTTATGAATAAAAGAATGCAGAAGTTTCCTGTATCAATCAAAAAAGATGATGCTGAAACTTGGGAATCTGCGGACTCATATTTTAGCGAAGAAGCCAAAAAAATTATTGATAAAGCAATAAAAAATGAGCAAACAAAGTTGATTAATCAAGGAAGTTATTATACAATTGAACCTAATATTGCAGTCACATCAACTCGCAAAGAAAAGAACGATGTTGTATTCGGATCAGATCTTGCTCAAAATGGTGCTGTGATCACAAAGACATTCAGTAATGATGACTTTAAATTAGAAGGTGAAAATTTGGTAATTGATGTAAGTCATGTAATTACTGACATGACAGATGTAAAAGGCGATAAAGATGTATACTTCTTTATTCGTAATGATAAGACGAGAAAGAGTATAAAAGAATATCCAGGAATTAGAATTTTGGCTGCGTATAAAAAGCGCATAAATAAAAACGTTGTGATTGTTGAACGATGAGGTTTTATGACTACATTTGTGACTGGTGGTTTGGGATTTATCGGTTCTAATTTTGTAATCGCTCACCTTAAAAAATATCCCTCAGACGAACTTGTTATTATTGACAATAACTCTTATGCAGCAGATGTCAAAAACCTAGAAGGATATTTGGACGATTGGCGTGTTTCTTTGAAACACGTCGATATTAGAGATCATGAAAATCTAGATTTACTGTACAATCGTTATGAACCAGAAATTACTTACCATTTTGCTGCTGAGTCTCACGTTGATAATTCTATTGACGGTGACGATGTTTTCCTCAGCACTAATATTAATGGCACTCACAACATTTTAAAGTGCATCAAAAAATATGGCGGTAAACTCGTTCATATTTCAACTGACGAAGTATATGGTAGTTTGACTCGCGAAGATCCTCCATTTATGGAAACAACTCCATACAATCCTCGCAATCCGTATTCGGCAACTAAAGCCGCCAGCGATCATCTTGTTCGGTCTTATGTAAATACTCATAAGATTGATGCAATTGTGACCAATTGCTCGAACAATTATGGTCCTCGTCAACACAAAGAAAAGTTTATCCCAACTGTAATTCGGCATATCAAAAACAATACGCCTGTTCCTGTTTATGGCACAGGTCAAAACGTTCGTGACTGGTTATATGTCGAAGATCATTGCGAGGCTTTACTTGAGATTGGTAAAAACTTTAAATCTGGCGAGCGATATAATATTGGTGGCGGTCACGAAGTAAGTAATCTTGAAATGGTTGCTATGATTCTTGACATTATGGGCAAACCAATCAACATGTATCAGTCATGGATTAATTTTGTGAGTGATCGTAAAGGTCATGACTTTAGATATGCAATGAACGCTGAAAAGATTCAAAAGGAACTTGGCTGGTCAGCAAAAACAGATATTATTGTGGGTCTTGAAAAAACATTGGAGTGGTATAAATGAGAAAGGGAATAATCTTATCTGGTGGCATGGGCACTCGTTTGTATCCATGCACTGAAGTGACATCAAAGCAATTGTTGCCTGTTTACGACAAGCCACTTGTTTACTATCCGCTCACTACGCTAATGCTTGCTGGTATTCGCGATATTATGATCATCAATTCACCCAATGATGCTGAGCAATTTAAACGTTTGCTCAAAGATGGGTCGCAATGGGGTTTAAACATTACATACGCAGTTCAATTAGAGCCAAAAGGAATTGCTGAGTGCTTTCGTATTGCTGAGAAATGGATTGGTAAAGACGAAGTTGCTTTGATTCTTGGCGATAACATTTTCTACGGAAATGATTTAATCAATCGCTTCAATTATGCCAAAAACAATCAAGGTTGCACTTTGTTCGCCTATCATGTTCAGGATCCAGAACGTTTCGGTGTTCTTGAAGTGAACGAACACGGCGATCCAGTTGCAATTCTTGAGAAACCAAAAGTTGCTCCAACAAACTATGCTGTGACAGGATTATATTTCTACGACAATAACGTCGTAGATTATGCGTGGCAAATTGCTCCTTCTGCTCGTGGTGAACTTGAAATCACCGACATTAACAATATCTACATGAAAGATCATAGCTGTAAGGTGGAATATTTAAATCGTGGTATTGCCTGGATTGATACAGGCACTTTTGAATCTCTTGCTGAAGCATCAACCTTTGTGGGTTCAGTTCAAAGAAGAACTGGCACAATGATTGCATGCCCAGAGGAAATTGCTTATCGTAATGCTTGGATTACACAACATCAGTTATCGAATGCCGCTAAGAAGTATTCAAAATCTGATTATGGTAAGTATCTTGATAAAATCATATCTATGGGTCGTTATAGTTGAGGTGTAAAATGAAAATTCTAGTTGTTGGTCGTGGATGGACAGGTAAAAAAGTTTTCAATGAACTCGTCAAACGAGGTCATATTGTAACTTATTGTAGCCATGAAGATGCTCTTGAAGAGGCTACTGACGGTGGGTATCAGTGGGTGGTAAATTGCGCAGGCATGACTGGTTCACCAAACGTTGATGCTTGTGAGTTGCAACGCGAAGAAACGGCAGAAGCAAATGCCATTTTCCCAGCCCTACTTCTTGATGCATGCAACAGAGGCTGGACAAAGTTGGCTCACTTCTCGAGCGGTTGCATTTACCAAGGCGAGATCACTCATGTAAACGAAGATCCAAATTACTTCGGTAGCATCTATTCCGTTACCAAGGGCGTTTCAGATCTTTACTTGAAGGATCGTGCTCTTGTGTTTCGCATTCGTATGCCATTCACTGGTTTGAATGAAAAGAAGAATTATCTCACAAAGGTAATGAACTATGCCAAGACTGGTAAGTTGATTGACTCAGGTCAAAACTCTCTTACGGATCTCGACGAAGCCGTTCGCGTTGCCTGTGATCTTATCGAAAAGGGCGAAACAGGTCCTGTAAATCTCGTCAACGAAGGTTCGGTCAATATGCATGAACTCGTTGAATTGATGGGATTGGAGAACGTTCAGTGGTTTACTGAGGAAGAATTCAAAGCTGCTACGTTGGCTTCGCGTTCAACCTGCACAATTCCAGCCCATCCTGCAATGCGTCCAGTGCGTGAAGCATTAGCTGAAGCAATTGCTAAGATGAAGCAGTAATCTAAAAGAAACTAAATATACTCATATCCCACAGAGCGGAGAGAGTATATTTTAATGTTATCTTTTAGAAATTATCTAACGGAAGAAATTGAACCAGTTAAGCATCTAACACACTTAACACACGCTGAAGATAACTTTATTCACGGTGGTGAGTCTGGATTTCACCACACAGTTGATGCTCTCTCGGCAGTGAACGACAAACTTCACGGTGCGTTCAATACAACAAAAGTGACGACCAAGTACGACGGATCTCCTTCGCTCGTATTTGGTCGTCATCCACAAACGGGCAAGTTTTTCGTAGCCAGCAAGTCTGCATTTAACAAAAGCCCCAAAATTAATTATACCGAAGCCGATATCGAAAAGAACCACGGTCACGCTCCAGGTTTAGTTGAAAAACTCAAAACCGCACTACGCCATCTCCCTAAAGTTGCTCCAAAACACGGCGTCTATCAAGGCGACCTAATGTATACCAAAGGTGACGTGGCTAAAAAGGGTGGAAAATATCATTTCACTCCAAATACGATCACCTATTCTACTCCTACAGATTCAGAACACGGTCAAAAGATAGCCAAGGCTCATATCGGTTTGGTCGTTCATACCAAATACCACGGATCGGATTTAAGCGATATGACCGCTGGATTCGACGTCGACCACGATAAGTTCGGTTCTCATTCAGATGTTCATCTAATTCACCCAGGCGTTAAACCTGCGGAACATTCCGAAAAGAATAAAAAAGAGTTCGATACTTACCTCAAAGCCGCAGTTCGCCATCATCAGGCGTCTCATCCTGAGATGTATCACGTGGTTCGTTCACACGGCGAGCACCTAGATCGATACATCAATCATACTGTCCGAGAAGGTACTAAACCGAGCGTAGAGGGTTATCGTTCCTTTGTTTCCAATCGTTTCGAGAATGAAATTGAGAAGAAAAAGACTCAAAAAGGTAAATTAAAGCAACACGAAGCCCTTAATGCATTCAATAACGACGTAAACCGCAATCATCGCCATCTATCTCAAGCATTTAAAATCCACCACGCCATTCAAAAGGCTAAAAATGCTTTGGTAAATACGTTATCTTCCTCCGCTGAATTTGAGCATCATATTGAAGGTAAGGCTACCAAGCCTGAGGGATTTGTAATGGTTCATAATGGTCACCCCACAAAATTAGTCGATCGCGAAGAGTTCGCGCGACAAAATCTTCTAAAAGGAAGGAAGAATAAATAATCTTATTGCCAACAGATGGTAAAAATATGAGTAAAGCAACAGTAGTATGGGGTCGTTTTAACCCTCCAACAGAAGAAGGTCACGGAAGAGTCGTCCACGGTGCGATGGAGCACGCCGAAAAAACAGGCGGGACACACTATATTTTCCCAACCCACACGCAAGATAGCCGTAGCAATCCCTTGTCTCATGGGGATAAAGTTCATGCACTTCGTAAACTATTTCCGAAGGCAAACGTCGTTTCACACCCAAAGATCCGCACCATCATTCATGCTATGCAGCATATGGAAAAGCAGGGTCATACTCACGTCACGATTCATGCTGGTTCGGATCGTGTCGGTGAATATCAAGAGTTATTGAACAAGTATCGTGCAAAAGAATTCCCAAAAATTAAAAAGATAGAAGTCAAATCAGCAGGTCATCGCGATCCAGATTCAGAAGGAGAAGAAGGAGAATCTGCTTCTAAACATCGAGCATTAGTTGCTGCTGGAAAAAGAGACGAATTTATTTCAAAATATAGCGACAAGAAACTTGGCGCACATATACATGACAAGGTAAAAGCAGGCATGAGTAAACTAAAAGAAAGTTATAAAGCAATTTTCCTTGTTGGTGGACCAGGAAGCGGTAAA